TAATCACTAAACTAAACAAACTTATATTGAACATGCCTCTAACATTTTTAGTGAATCAAGACCTTCATCGCTTTTCAAGTAAGAACCTGCGGCTTCATAAGGGTCGTCACCAAATGGTATAGACATCATTTTTTTCTTATTTGTGGCTGTATTAAACCAAACCTCTTTGTCATTATTACGCAAAGCTAATAATTTATTTTCAAAAAACTCTCTAATTTTTGCTTGGTAATTTAACTCAGGGTCATTAATTATATTTAAAAAATCTTTTGGTTCTTGTCTAGCAAAAATTAAAATATCTCTTCTTAACTCTGCCGTAGATATTAACGAAGGATCTTTACCAAATAATACCCTTGTAAGCATTTCAACTTGATTTATCGATAATTGACGAGCTTCTATTAGCGCATCTACTTCTACGTTCATGTCTTCAACTTCTTCAAAAGCTTCTTTTTCTTTATCTACTTCTGTAAATGTAATACCATTTAAAGGATGGTAATGCAGAAACTGTTGTAATACAGGATTGCTTTTTGGTACACTTAAAAATCCATCTTCAAAAACAATTGGCTCAAGAATAGAATTTCCATCTTGCTCATCTTCAAATGGTGACTTTTGATTTATTGAATATCGTAATGCACGATTAACATTATTTTTTTCATCATACCACATCAAAGGGAAGCGATGGTGGTTTCTAGATGGTAATGTATAGGATAGAGGACTACCCGATTTTAACTTGTAAATTTTATTTACAGGTACTGTAGCTTTTGTCATTTTATATAATTTGATTTGATTTTAAAAATAATTAAAAAAAGCAGGGGATTTTAATGCCCCCTGCCTTTATATTTAACCTATATACTATCCATAACGGAATAATACAAAGTTGTTTGCACCTAAAGTACATACACAACGCTCAGAAAGGAAGTTTACCTCCATTGCATCCAAGTCGCTTGTTTGAGCACCTCCGGCAGAACCTGTAATCCAAGTCTTGTATCTGCGATCTTCAGCTTCAGAAGCACGGTATCTAACGTGTAAGAATGGTCTCTTAGCGTTTTTACCCATGATTTGATCGTAAACTGAAGTAGAACCTGCAGGAACTAATAAACCTGTGATTGTACCTGTTGCAGTAGAAACAGCAGAGCTAAGACCACCACGCATTGTTGGATCGTTTAAGTATTTCCAATCAGACTTGTAGAAATCGTAACCTCTACGGAATCCTGTAAAACCTAAGTTTAACGCCATGCTTACATCGTTGTCAAATAGACCATAAGATGCAGAAGCTGCAGGACTACCACCGTTGAAACCATTCAATGTAGCTAACATGTTGTCGATGTCAAAAGACAATCCACGATTTACAAACACTACATTTTCTTCAATAGCACCTTGCTTATCCAAACGAGAAACGATTGAATCCCAATCAGTAAGTGTAGTTGGAGTACCACCACCCCATACATTACCACGATTGTTTACAACGTAGAAAACACCTTCAGAACCTGCAGTACCTGCTTGACCTACTACACCTAATTGAGCTAATGCTCCTGAACCTACTTCAGCAGGAACAGCTTCAATCATTGCAGTCTCTAAGTAATCTTCAAAGCGTAAACGAGTCTCATGCTCTGATTTCAAATACCAAAGGTATCCTGTAGCACCATTCTCAGATGTTACTTCAACCCATCCAATTTGAGCCATATCAGAACCATTAACAATGTACTTGTCTTTAATGATAATAGGCTTGTTGGTATAGATATCATCTTCAGCTTCTAAAGAACCAATCATTCCGTTTGTTCCTTTTTTGAATTCAGAACCGTAAATGAATACAGTACATTGAGTAGCTCCACCACCTGCTATAGGGAATGTTTGACCACCTGCTTCATAATATGCAATTGTAAATGTCAATGTTCCAACAGCAGTAACAACGGCTTTGTTAAAAAGACCTGAAGTGTTGTTTTGAATCATTACTGTTTGTCCAATACGAATAGCAACTTGAGTAACTGTTGCATCAGCTACTGTAATTACTGCTGTGTTAGCACCTGCTGCAGAAGCAGATGTACAGATTGTGTACTTAATGTGTAAACGACCTTGTTCTGCCCATTTGATTTGGTCAGAGTTAGAAGGCATTTCAGCACCTACCATTCTTAAGAATGAAGATACCGTTCTGTTACCATAACGCTCAAATTCTTTCTCATAAGTATCAGGTAGATACTGATTCAAAAAGTTGAAGTCGGTAATGTAATTTGTTGATAACGCCATTTGCTGCGGTGACGGTTGCAGCGAAAAGTTGGGCGTAGTTAATAAAGCACTTGCCATTTTTTAATGTTTTAAAGTTTTAAATTTTTTTTATACTTCGGATTTTTAAACTCTTCCCAGAGTCGGGGTTAACCGCTTTTACTTGCATTCCATCCGTAAAATTAGAAGCTTCAGGTGCTCTACGTTCAGACATGTTAATGTTTTTAATCTTTCGCATACTGTCTTCAGTAGCATCCGATTGTCCCTGCTCGTAGAAAAACTTAGCAAACTTGTCAGGATTCATTGCAATTGCTAAAGACCTATGGTATCCAACCGAATCTTTCATTAAGCCACCTTCATCCAAAAACTTACTTATAAAGCTTGATGGATTAAGTTGTACTTTTTTTAACTCAGATGCATCTGAAGGTGAAAATGAAAAAGACTTGTCATTAACTTTAAACTCAAAACCTTTGAATTCATTAGTGAAAAGCTCATTTGTTTTCTGTTCAAACCATCCGCGTTTTCTTTCGTTTTCCTCTTGTAAGGTCTTAGCTTGTGTTGTATATTGTTTATAAGACTCAAACTCTTCTTTTTCAGCATCAGAAAGAGATAACCCACTTGACTCAAGAGGTATCTTATATTTTTCTTTTTGCTCATTGAAGAATTTTTTCGCCTCAGCAATAACCTTCTTTTTTGAAATCTTTATTTTTTTAATTGTAGACTCATCATCAATATCTTCATCATATCTATAATCGTCCATCAATGTTTCTATATCATCTTCATCAAGACCCTCTTGTGTAGATATTAAATAATCTTTTAGTAAGTCATCCGAATCTATAGAATCAAAATCCTTTTTTAATTTAAGAAAATCCTCAAATCCTCTGCCTGTTTCTTTCTTATATTTCATATAAGCTGATACGTCTTCAGGAAGTTCTTCTGCTTCTTTTCTTTCAGCCATTAACTCTTCAAAAGAATTAATTTGCTTGTTGTATCTTTTACCAATAAATGAAAGAACTTTTTCTTCGCTTAATTCATCTTCAACTTGCTCAGGCTCGGTTTGAACTTGCTCAGGTTCAGTTTGAATTTCTTCTGTAGGTTTTATTGAGAAATCAACTCTGCCCCCTCCATTTAATTCAGCGTCATGTTTTTCTAATAAAACTTGTTCTACTTCTTGAGCACTTTTTGGCTCAACTACATCTAATGATTTTACTTTAAATTCCATTTTGATTTGATTTTAGTTATTACAAAATTATACATTTTTTCTTTACACTTTATCGAGGCTCAAATTCAGCCAAATCAAAACCATCAAGACTGTCCTCATTTGATTCAAAATTCAAAGGAGGTAGGTTGTTTTTTCTTTGGTCTATCAACTTTGATTGCTGAGTATTTTGAATGCTTATTCTTTTATCTTTAGATACCTCTTTTTCTTTATCTCTTTGGTTTGCATTTCCAATCTCCATATCATAAAGCTTTTGGTTATATTGAAACTCCTCTGCCATTAACTGAGATTTTAACTGTGCTTGTTGTTGCATTTTTTGCATGTCAAACTGAACTTCCATTTGCTTCAACTTAATCTTAGCATTGGTTTCCATCTCTATTTTTTGCATAGCTGTTTGCCCTGCTAATTGTTGAGACTGCATTTGTTGTTGAGCAATCATTGCTTGCTGTTGCATTTTCATCTTCTCTTCTCTTTCATTCTTCTTAACTCGCTTCATCTTAAGCAATTGATTAGCAAGCTTCATGTTCTTAATCTCTCTTATGTCTATAGCATCTTCAAGATTTATATCACCTTTAGACAATGCCATTTGTATATTACCTTCAAGTTGAGCTCTTTGCTCTTCATCAGGAGACAACTCGATAAAAATACCAAAATCGTATATGTACAAATCAGAGATATCATTTAATATAGAAACATTGTACTTCCCAATTTTATTTACAAAATCATCTTTAAAGTCGGCATACTCTAATACGTCTCCAATTCTGTACGTTAATGCTTCTGCTATTGTTCTGTAAATAAATAAACCACCTTCAAGAATGTGCCTTGTTGCCGTATTTGAATTCAATGCTGCCAATTTCTGTACACCAACCAATGAGTTAGGATCAGGCATCGAGCCGTCTCTAGCCTCATTTAAGCCTGTTACAGCCCTTATCATATCCATGTAATGGTTATAGTTGGTTATAAGCATTTGCGTCTTGCTTACGCCTGAGTTTGACGTAAGCTGAGTAATTGGCACCCTTGCATTATTAAACTCACCATCTTGCGTATAACTTCTTCCTATAACACTACCTGTTTGAAAATATAACCTTAAGGCATCTTCAGGATTATATGCGGCACCTGTACCCAAGTCAATATCATTCAAGCCATCAGCATCTATAAATACACCATCAGGGACAACACGAGCTATTACCTGTTGTAATTTCAAATGACTTATTTGTATAAGGTCAGCAAATGGTATCATTCTACGAACTAAAGACTCGATTGCTCCCTTGTACATACGAGGTGCACAAGCTACATAATTTGGTATTGCATGCTGAGATGCTGACTTAGGTCTAACCATATTCTCAGACATCTTCCACTTCAATAAAATATTAGAACCCATTACCATTATTCCTTCATACCACACATCAATGGTCTTTTCTAATTTCTCAAAATTACCCTCTTCCATCATCTCGGTTGGAGGATTAAACGTATCGTCTTTCTCTATTACACGAGAATTGCCATTCTCAAGTATTTTTTTCTTATAAACAACTTTCTTAGTCGTTTTATAATTGAAATACATTAAGGTACACGTATCTCTATTAAATAAACTATTCTCGTAAAACCTTGCTACATTATAATAATCATACCAACCTTGACTTTGTTGTGATATTTGCTGAAGGTCGTCTTTAGTTAATTTGGGATCTATTTTTAATAGCTCCGTCATTGGAAGCGTTTTAATTTCTCCCCAATAGAAACAATCTTTAAAATAAGGGTCTTCAGTATAACTATAAACTATATTAGCAGGATCTACATAAGATATTTTTACACCTGCGCCGGGAAGAAACTCATGCTTAGCTACACCTATACCAAGTATAGTCATATCATAGTCAACCCTTCTTCTTGTTTCATCATAATGATTCTCATCAAAAATAG